TTTATTATTTAACATCCAACTGCCGCAGAAGCTAAATGCGCCAGTTATTAAAGCAACCATTACAATCTCACTCATTCTTTCACCTCCACTTCTGGAAGTCCAGTAGCAACAGAAGTAAGAATAGATAAGATACCAGCAAGTGCAGAAGCAGAAAAAACTACCATCCAATTAACATCTGCTAATACAACTGCTGTTCCAATAGTAGCAATAGCAGTTTGGCATATTGTTCTCGCGGCTCTTATGAGCATTGCTTTTATAAAGTCTTTCATTAACTTACCTCCATTAAGCATATGTCTTTCCAGTAGCAATTATGAAGTTGATTCCTCTGAATGGCATCATATTACCAGCACTACCTGTGCTTGCTCCACTAACTGCGCCAACAGCACCACCAGAACAAGCGCCGCCGCCACCACTTGAGTTTGTATTATGCGCTGGGAGAGTTAAACTAACTTTAGTTCCAGAAGAGGAGTGCCAAAGTAAATCTTTACTACCTGTACCACTTGAATTAGTAGCTTTATATGTTGTAATAGTATGCGCGGCTATTGAGTGTGTATGGTTTGGAATAGTTGGTTGTGTAAATCCGTGTGTATGTGCTTGAATGTTTTCACTACCACCAGTAGCAGCTAAAGCTCTGTTAGTTAAACCAGAACCTTGGCCAGCACCTACTGGCGCTCTACCTCTTAAATCTGGAAGGTTGAATGTTGTACTTCCATCACCAGCTCCCCATGTAGTACCTATTGCTGCAAACAGTTCTTTATATGTTGTTCTACTTACTGCACTACCATCGCAAAGCAACCAACCTGAAGGTGGTGTAGCACCAGCATACATTTGAACCATACCAGCCATACCTTTTGCCATAAAGTTGCCATTCCAATCAACACTTACTGCATTGGATTGATTCATTAAATCTCCATTGCCAAGTATGAATAGATAATTACTATTAGAATCAACAACATTTCCACTTCCCATAACAATTTGATAATCAGAAGCGGCTTCAATCATGCTACCAATAGCAACAGAAGATGTTCCAGTAGCTCTTGCACCTTCTCCCTGTGCAAAAGAATAATCACTAGCTGCGCGCGAATTCCATCCACCAGCATGTGATGCCTTACCTTCCGCATATGTGCGGCCGCCTTCCGCATGTGAACAATCACCGATTGCATATGTCCATACACCCTCCGAATGTGAATAATCACCAGTTGCATATGTATCCCCACCTTCCGCATGTGAAACAACACCAGTTGCATGTGTCCGTACTCCTTCCGCGTGTGCATCATCCATAGTAGCTTCTGTTTCACATCCTTCTGCATGAGAATTTACACCACTTGCAATTGAGACTATTCCTTCTGCATGAGAGTAAGGCCCAGTAGCATTTGTATTCATTCCTTCTGCGTGAGAACAATATCCACTTGCTGTTGTACCTCTGCCTTCTGAATGACTTGCTTTACCAGATGCTACTGTATTATAACCAGTTGCAAAACTGGCAAAACCAGTTGCTTGATTATCATAACCACCAGCTACCAAACTTAAAGCTCCAGTATCACCAGTTCTGTGTCCTAATGTAAATGCTTTTGCATAAGGTGAAACAGTATAGAATGTAAACTCAACAATATCTGAATCAGCTAATTCATTATCAAATGCAACAATAAACCCTTTTGAGTATAATGTTATGGTAACTTGTCTCCTTCGTTCATAATCATAATAAGTATAGGTATGAGCACCAGATGATGTAGCGCTATTTGAGATTTGTAAAACTGTAGGTGTAACAACAGTTCCATTTACCTTTACAACAATAGTGTAGGAAGTAGATGCTGTAGGTGGTAAAGGTGGTAATGAAGTTAAAAACTCATAACCTGTGCCAAGTACATCTTCACCCATATCAACAGGTACAGTTGAAGCTTCGCTTGCTAAAAAACTTTCGGTAATTGGCCCCATCATTGTGCCAGATTTATTTCTTAATTCATCAAACTTAACATATTCATAACCCATTGAATCTACCATTTGGAAATGATTATATTTCATTTCCATATGGCCAGCATCTGGATAACCAATAATACTTTCAAGTCCAAAAGAAGCAGTTGGTGGTGTATAAGCAGTAGGAGTATCACCACTCCATCCCATATTTACAACATCAAATGTTCCGTTAGCATTAACAAGCGCGCCAACTGTTTGGCCTACTTTGCCAACTAATACACCATTTGAGTATTCTCTAATAATTGTTAATGGCGCTTTCTCACTTACTTCTGCTAAGTCTGTATTAAAGGTTGTTTCAGTTCCTGTGTATCCACCATCTACTGCGCTTTGATAAGCACTCTTACCATTTGTTCCATCATTTACTGTAGTAGAAGTTGTAGTTCCATCACCACTAACCGCAGTAATTGTTGCAGTATTACCAGATTTGCTTACACTGATTGAAGCATCATTACCAGCTTCTCCTTGCGGCCCTTGGACTCCTTGGATACCTTGTATTCCTTGGATACCTTGTTCACCCTTATCACCTTTATCACCTTTATCTCCCTTCGCGCCATCAGCAATAGTAGCAATTGCAGTACCATCTACTTTAATTGTAGTAGTTGTACCACTCTTGGATGCAGTGATTGTAGGTGTGTTTCCATCATCACCATCTATTACAGTTCCGATTGCACTACCATCTGCATAAATTGTAGTAGTATTTCCACTCTTGGTTGTAGTGATTGTTGGAGTTGAACCATTTGTTCCATCATTTACTGTTGCAACTGTAGCACCATCTACTTTAATTGTAGTTGTAGTTCCAGACTTAGAAGCAGTGATAGATGGAGTATCACCCTTATCTCCCTTATCACCCTTCGCGCCATCATTTATAGTAGCAACAGAAGTTCCATCAACTGAAATTACAGTAGCTCCACCACTCTTTGTAGCAGTAATCTCTGGTGTATCACCTTTAGGGCCTTGTATTCCTTGCGGCCCTTGCGCGCCAGTAGCTCCTGTTTCACCTTGGATTCCTTGAGGGCCTTGAATACCTTGTTCACCTTTAATTTTTACCCATTTATATTGAGAAGGAACATTACTATCTGTTCTTGTATGATTTGTTAATGTTCCCATATATAATTTGCTAGTAGCATCTGATGTAGAAAAATCAACAGTACCATCTGAACTGTTGGCCCAAGCAATATGTAAGTAGGCATCCTCACCATCATCACCCTTGATTGATTGGCCATCTGCGCCATCACTTACACTTACAGTGGTTCCAGAAGCATCAGTAATGTAAACTGTATTACCTACTTTACTTACTGTTGGACTTTCACCATCTTCACCCTTTGGGCCTTGAATACCGCGCTCACCTTGCGGCCCTTGAATACCTTGCTCTCCTTGGATACCTTGCGGCCCTTGTGGGCCAGTAGCACCAGTTTCTCCCTTTTCACCTTGTATACCTTGAGGGCCTTGCGCGCCAGTTTCACCCTTCTCACCTTGAGGGCCTTGGATACCTTGTTCTCCATCATCTACTCTTATTAAATCAGTTTGTGTTTCTGCTCTAATCATAGTACACTTACTCCTCTGTATATAATCTACATAAAACGCTTGCTGCGGTTTCTGATGTTGATAAATTATAGGTAAAACCATTACCTAACAAAGCGTTATTTAAGCTATACCATCTAATTTGCGCGCCAGCTCCATAGATGTTTTCAAGCTGGCTTTGTGTAGTAATAGCATCTGTGCCGCAGTAAACAGTAGCAGTTAATGTAGTTGAAATTGATTGATTGTGAAAAATGTTTCCACCACTTGAGATAACAGAAATAGTAGTGCTATCTAAACCATTCTTAACTTTATTAGAAAAGTCAGTAGCTAATTGAGAAACAATATCTGAAATGCCACCTTGCTTAATCTTATATTCACCAAGAACAGCTTCTGCACTCTCATTAGATACAGAAACAATAAGTTGTAATACTCTTGCTTCTAAATACAAGTCTCCTTCATTATCAATAACATTTATCCTATCTCCAACTCTTACAAAGTCTGGAAGATTGATAATAGTACATTCATAGTTCACTTCTGGATAACATACCTTTTGGAGCGCCGCGCGTGCCTGTCCAGCTAATGTAGCTTTATCTGTAGTATCAAACGAATATGTTTTTACTATTAAACCATCAGTATCTAATACAGAAGCCCAGCGCTGCATCTGTGTAATGTTTCTCATCTGTCCAGTAGATGAATCAACTTGGTATTTATCACCTTTTCCATCTATGTAAGTATAAGAGTAGCCTTTAAGGTTTATTGGTGTATTTGAGTTAGAAGGTGTACCACCTGTTACCGAAAACGCAGTTGCTAAATTACTAATAGATTTCTTAGTAACGATATTATCAATATCTCTACCTAATCTTAATTGCGCCACTGCTTCCGCAGAACCTCTCTTTGGTATTACATTTATTACTCTTTGAGTAACCTCCATTCTTTCAATTACAAAAGAGTAATACATCTCACAACCAAATAAGTTAGCTACAGATTTGATTCTTTCAACAACAGTATTCTCTCCATCCCAAGTGTAAGTTTTAGTTCCAGTTGGAGTTCCATTCAATCTGTAAGTCCAACCAGTTGGTACAAACGCAC